GAACGATCTCTCATGCTCGAAAACTACTCTAGCTTAATTCGGCAGCCCATGATCGCCTGAGCGTCTCTACTGCCTGCCATGGGTCTTCTGGTAAGATGCCGTGTTCCACTTGCCATGAGTGGCTAGATTGGTAGGCCTCCATAGCCGGGATCAGCTCTTCAGTCCCAAAAGATTGGATAGGATATTTGTCACATCTTTTCCAATACGTGTTCCGAAACTTATCTCCCCAAGGATGGTATTCCATTGAAGAGAGAATGCTAGTTGCAGCAATCGCTGCGTACTCCTTGCTACTTGTAATCGCATCCGACTCCCGCTCCTTGTACATAAGGCTGTTACATACAAGAAAACCGGGTTTGGTCCATCCATCCAGGTCTGGATCCAAGTATAACTTAGCAAACCAGGCACTAGACGTACGGATGTCACTTTTATCCGGATTGATTGTGCGCCTACTTTGGTTAGAAAGTGCCTTGATGTTATCTTGGCGTACTTGCGTGTCCCAAAATAGGATAATATCGTCGCCACGAACGTGGTATCCCACGAGGTACCGAACAATAGCTCTAGCAGATTGAACAAGATCTGCAATATTTGTCCAACTGTCTGTAAAATTGGTGTCAGTTCTACCACTTGACATGCCTCCATTTCTTTCAATCATTTCGCCCTTTGGCATTAAGATCTCTGCTGTATTGTAATAGCTCTTCAGAAGATCCTTGAACTCATACGAGGGTATGAATAATTCAACCGAAGCGTCGTTCTCGTTTGCGTGGACTGTAGTGTCATACAGCGTGCTATCTATCACAGATATAGACTGTGATGCGGCAGCCATCTCCACAAAACACTTCCAGGTCTGCTCTGGTGGCATGTGATCTACAGCGGCACCCGGTTTATTCCAGTGTGCCTTTGCCTTCTGTAAGACGTCGGGCCACGCCTCACGTTCCAGCACCCAAGTGGAACCAGGTATCATATTGATTCCTCGTACCTTTGGGGTATCAGGTGGACTCTGTTGTGTACGGAATCCTGGAAATATAGGGTACATCTCGTTCAGGGTACCACTTGCTTTAATGGTTTCAGCATGTTGCTTCATTCCTTCAAGCTGTTGACGTTTACTCCCAAATTTTGGAAGCCCTGCAGACTTACTTAAATCACTACCTTCCGTAGTGAACCGATGAGTAGTCGCCTGTAGCCGAGAGACCGGTAGCCAAGTTTCTAACTCGGATTGTTCCAGAAGCGGCGCCTCCGCATAGTGTAAAGTGTTGCTAAATGAATGCAACATCTTTCTAAGCGTCTCCCACTTGTAGTTAGATCTTTGCCATCTGACTCTGGTTTTGTACATGATTTCCAGTTCCAACAGATGCGTTGGTAACTCCTTACCTTTGGTATTGACCATTTTAGTCCAAAGTGGAACGAGTTCTCTGGCCACGCCAGCATGTGCGGGACGTAACACTGGATTAGGATTATCTCGTGTAAGAAATTCCAACTTGTTCCGGATAGTCAAGTCGCGTCCAACCTTCCAATCTAGGTTGACGGGTTTCGTTTTCATTCAAACACCTCTTATTGTGCG